AAAAGCTACACCAGCTCCGTAGGTGACATATAAAATGTCGGTTAATGCGTCAGCGATCTCTACCATATCATCATCTGCTAGTGCATCTACTAGCTCATTGAGTTCTTCAGCGATGAGATCAACTCGTAGCTGTGCTAATTTCTGATTAGGAAGCGTAGGTCGCTTCGGGGTCTCTTGACCAAACGTGTGCATAAAGTTCCACACTTTGTTAAAATTACTCATAATTTATCCTTCTTTGTAATACTTTTTTAAACAGTGAGGGCATGTAACCTTCTCAATTTCTTTTACAGATACAAACTTGTGATCTTCTTCTCGCAGTGCGGGATGTATGCCACAAATACTGTACCCTTGTTCGATAGTAGCGTGTACTATACTTTCCATTTTGTTTGTTCCTCCAACGCAAAGCGTGCCATTTGGACATACTCTCGATCTTCTCCCTCTAGTACATGAAAATATCCAGAGCATATAGAGATCTGTTGTTCCGTCTCTACCTTGTCAGTGATGTGACATTGGGTCTCCATCATCTCCTGAAGTTTGTCCATGTGGGCATTGATCTTAGCTCTCATCTAATACCTCCAGACTTCTCTTGTTCTCGATCTTAGGTTCAGATGTTGACTGACCCCACCAGAACTTTCTCTTTGCATTCTTAGCACTCTTGGCTACCACTTCAGTAGTAACCACACGAGTAACGGTCTGTACTACTTTATATGTTCGTTCCATCTATCCACCTTATTTTTATTCCTGTATCATGTTCAAAACTTTGAAAGAGTTTATCATATGACCACAATTCATTTGTATCAAGTGTATCTAGCCAGTCACTTAGGTCATTCCAATCTTCTGTTCTCATTGGAGCAACACTATACTCGCTTCTACCACACCAGTATTCTTTCTCGTCTAGCCCATATATATCTATGCGACCACAAGAGTAAGATTCTAGGTAGTGCTTGTATTGTGTCTTTTCGAAAATCTTACCTGAGGTTTCTTTCCACTCAAACGGAATGTTTCTATCTTCATACCAACGAGTGGCAATTGGTCCCATCCAGTTTGTGCTATAGGTTATCACTATAGTTACTCCTCAAACTCCTCGATTACTACATCGTCATAGCCTTTGTCTAGCCATAACTCATAAACGTGGTTGGCTTGAGACTTGCTTGTACCCTCGTACACAACTCCACTACCAACCCATACCATAAATACTGTCTTAGCCATTCTTATTCTCTCCTCTTACCAATATTTTAATCATATCTTCGGCTGTCCAGCTTTTGTATGCTTCGCAATCTTCAAGAGCTAGGTATCTTATTTCTTCTGGAGCAACTTCTCTGTGACCAATAATATTTTCACCTAGAAACTTTTGTCCAATCTCACCTGCTTCGTCCATGACTACAGTGTCACACGCCCACTCTGCGGGGTCGTTATCGTTCAGCTCTACTACATATCTCATACGGTAAGAAGCTATTGCCTCTACTAGAACAAATTTAGTCATAGTTTCTTCCTTTTTCTGGCCAGCTCCAAAGATCTGCATTGTCTAAAAACTCTGTTTTAACTCCTTCATGTGAAACTTCTTCTTCTACGTACTCTAGTACAGATCCTTCAGGCGGTACGAAACCAATAGCTCGTGCAAATCTGTCGAACACTTCTAAAAGCTCAGGAAGAGTGATCTCTTCTTTTGGGCGTATCTCTACGTCAGCAATCTCTGAGTATTCTAACATATCTTCGGGTGTTGTGTATTTTAATAATAATGACATTAGTGTAACTCCTTGCTGGGTAAGTTGTGGTATTCCTGTGCCAAAGGGCACTTCTTTTGTTTCATTCTTATTTCGTCTACAATTTTTAATGTATTTACAATGTGATCGACTATGAATAGCTCGGTCTCATTTAACTCATCATCATCTGGTAGATCGAATATAACTTGTGCTATCTTGTTTGCAGCTATAGGATTGTCTACCAGATCATTTGCAGTCACTGCTAGCCAATCTATTTGAATGTCGTGCTTAGGTATCATTGAGCTTATAAACTGTTCTATGCCTTTAAACATCTCTAAATGCCTCTGGTAAAACTAACGCAATTGAAGTAAGAAATAATAACACAAAAGATTCCTCTATAGAAGAAATAGCATCAGGTACCATAACAAAGAACATTACAATGACGTATACATACCACAAAGAACTTAATATATTAAACATGAACACTCCAAGGAAAAGCAGCCATAAAGAGCTGATCTTCGTACTTGTGGGCTTCGATCTCCCAAGGTTGGTCATCATATTCTGTGTCGGTGTGATCTACGCCTTTGTATGCACATAGATCAGAAGATAGCTCACCTGCCCAGAATTGACGAGCGTGAATAAGCTCATGGGCAAGCGCACGAAGTTGCATTAAGAAAGGAACATTTGTTGCTACTACAACGTCAACTTCTCCGATGTCACCAGAGCAGTGACCATAGGATTGACCTTTATCTAGTTTATTAACAAATGTGATATTGAGATCGGTGTGTTCTAGATCGGCAATATTCATATACTCAAGAGCATTGTTTACAAACATCTGTACAAGATGTAATCGTTCTGTGTTTTTGTATCTTACTCTCATTTTTTGTTTCCTTCTTTAATTTAGAAAGATATTATACATGAAAAAGGCAGTAAAAGTCAAGACTTATTATCTAAAAGTTCTATCATCTTAGATAAATACCACTGCGCTTTTTGGGAGTTCTCTACGGGGTCGTTCTTGCGATGCAGCCTAGATCCTAGATACTTCAGTACATTACCATGGCAGTAGTCTACTGCTCCACGAGTACCAAGTACGTCTACTATGTAGTCAATTGTTTCAATCTCTCCACAGTTGTAGTGGGGTGGATTGTTTACCATATCTTGTGCAGCTCCAAAAGCAGAAGAGACAGCTTCGCCTCCTAATCCATCTTTAAAGATTTCTTCTGCCGCCACTGCAAAGAAGGAGTCCCAGTCTTTTTTAGTTTCTGGTTTTTTGTTAATCATTCTACTGTTCCTTTTGTCCATTGTTCTGCAGCGTTTTGTACAAAATGCATGCTTTTGTTGGGGATTAGTACATCTTCTTGAAAAGACTGATTGATAAAACGTCTATAGCCAAACACTCGATCTGTAGTACAAAACATGTGGGCTTTTTTATTTCCTTCTACCCAGACATTATATTTGGAAAAATACTCAATATCACTTCTGTGAAAAGGCGTGATCTTATCCATCGTATGTCCCCTCAAGAATTTGCATAGCCGTAGTATGAATTAATTCAAATTCATCTACGTCTACAACTGACCATAAACGATCTATAGTCTCGTCCGAGCAGTCAGCTATAAAGAAGTTGCCTTCATATACCAAGATGTTTACTGTGCGGGTTAGGTCGCTACCTTGATTTAAAGAGCAGAACTGCTCCCCTTTACCCCAAGAGAGTCTATTAGTAGGTACGCGGGCTAGGCTTATCGGCATTTTGTTTCCTCTGTTGTCGGTTTACGGCTGATTTATGTTTTCGTCTACGTTTATCGCAGGGTTTCTCATAAAACTCTTTTTCTCTTACCTCAAAGATTATGCCCTCATCCATTGTGTTTCTTTTAAACTGTCGAAGGGCTTTTTCAAAGTTTCCTTTTCTTACTAGTACTTTCATTCATAATTCCTGTGTTTTTGCTTACGAGTATACTTAGTTTTATCTCGTTCTTTTTTACCTTTAAAGGGTGAATCCTCTGAGAATAGAATCATATGAGCTCTAGTCTTGGGAGCTTTTCTCTTTTTCATACTCTCCACCCTCTCTTTCTCAAGTACTCAATCTGCTTCCGTACCGCAGTTTCAGTACGCTTGGGAAGCATATTTGCTATTTCAGTATTTGTACGAATACCTGCCCACTTTTCTAGTAGGATTCGTTCGCCTCTTGTCCATGGTTCTCTTTTATATTTTTTCATAGAATGTATTATACGAAAATTTAAGGTATTTGTCAAGAAATTTTTTAAGTTGCATCCTAAAAATGTTTCTTGACAATTGCTGTTCATTTTGTTATAATAGCTGCATAAAATTTCAAATCAAGGAAGTAAACTATGGTAGAAGTTCCCAGTATAGCAGTATTTATTATCTGTCTCATAGGCTGCAGTGTACAATCTTTTTTCCTAGGAAAGAGATATGGTATTCAAGACTGCCTAACCTATTTACAGCAAGAAGGTATAATTGATCTAGAGGAAGAAGAAAATGAGCTATAGAACTCATGGCGGAAAAGGTGACAAACGAAGAGACGCACTGGTAGAAGAAGCTGTAGTCGTTGAAGAGTGGGATCGAATATTTGAAGCGGGCGGTAAGTGCCCTGACTGTAATAAATATCAATGTATATGTCCTGAGGAGGAACAAGATGAAACTTAAAGATAAATTAGTACTACAAACACTACGAGTAGCTATTACTGCTTTAGATACCGCAACGCGGGTCTTTGCAGGAGCCTCAGATGAGCTGGTGGAGTATAAGCGCAAGATACTAGCAAAGAACGAAGAGGGACAAGACGAGTCTTAAAAAACGTCACATAACTAACCGAACTACCGAAAGGAGTTCACAGAGCATGCCGCAAGGGTGCTAAATGGAGTAATATAATGACTTTACAAAATCAATTAACAATGGCAGACTTTCCGAAATTTTTTCTAGGGTTTGACCGTCTACAATCTGAGCTTTTTTCTAATGCAGCAGACTCAGGATATCCCCGATACAATGTCGTAAAAGTGGGTGATGCAGGTTATCGTATAGAGCTTGCAATACCAGGCTGGGACAAGTCGGACGTATCCATAGTAATGCACAAGAATGTTTTAACTATAGAAGGTAAACGTGATAAGGCAGAGAGCGATGAAACTTATATCCATAAAGGGTTAAGTGGAAAAGGTTTTCTAAGAAATTTTAAGGTCGGAGACTACATAAAGTTGACTAAAGCATACATGGAGCGCGGTCTCTTATGTATAGATTTACAAGAAGTAGTCCCTGATGCAGACCAGCCCATCAACGTAGATATTTTATAGGAGAAACTAAAAATGAATAAGGAAAATGCTTGTTTGATATGTGACTTAGTAGCATATATAACAGTAGCTTTTCTCCCCCTAGCATTGGTTATCGTAACCATAACCCAATAAAGGATAAAGAATGAATATAGAACGAGTACAAAAACAGTTAGAGTTAGACGAAGGAGTAGAGCATAGAGTCTATTTAGACCATCTAGGCTACCCTACTTTTGGAATAGGGCATCTAATAACAAAAAATGACCCTGAGTTTGGAGACGAACCAGGAACCCCCGTAACCCCTGAAAGAGTTGCAACGGCTTTCGCAGCGGATCTAGTTATATCTGAAAATGAGTGTCGCGTTCTGTACAAGTTCTGGGAAGAACTACCAGAGGAAGCTCAAGAGATTTTAGTCAATATGATGTTTAATCTTGGGCGGCCTCGCCTAAGTAAGTTTAAAAAGATGAATCTAGCCCTAGAGATGGGTGACTGGAAAGAAGCTGCTATGGAAGGGCGAGACTCTCGTTGGTACAATCAAGTAGGTGCACGAGCAGAGAGATTAATGGTGAGATTAGAAAATGTTGAATCTTGGTAGCCTAGTTGGGCCTGTTACAGGTCTGCTCGATAAGTTTATCGAGGATAAAGATGTAAAAAATAAGTTAGCTCATGAAGTAGCAACAATGTCAGAGAGACATGCTCAAGAGCTGGCAAAAGGACAAATGGAAATAAATAAAACAGAGGCTGCACATAAGTCTTTGTTTGTAGCGGGCTGGAGGCCTGCAGTTGGTTGGACTTGCTGTCTTGGAATGGCGTCTAACTTTCTACTAATTCCTATGGCTAACTTTGCACTTGC